TTTCGGTGTGATCTCCGCAGATCAGCGGCTTCAGAGGCCGGAGTTTCTCGGTGGCGGTTCGTGTCGTGTCCAGATTGCGCCTGTGCCGAGTACGGATGCCTACGGAACGGCGAACCCCGGCGAGCTGGGTGCCTATGCGGTGGCTCTGACGAACCAGCCGAGTTTTTTCAAGTCGTTCACGGAGCACTGTGTGATTCTCGGTCTTGTCAATGCGCGCGCGGATTTGACCTATCAGCAGGGCCTGCCTCGGATGTTTTCGCGTCAAACTCGCTGGGATTTCTACTGGCCGGCGTTTGCTCATCTCGGTGAGCAGGCGGTTTTGAATCAGGAGATTTACTGTGATGGAAGTGCGGCGGATGCCGAGGCGTTCGGTTACCAGGAACGGTATGCGGAGTACCGCTACAAGCCGAGCATCGTGACCGGTCCGTTGCGGAGCACGGCAGCGGTTCCGTTGGATGTCTGGCACCTCGGTCTGGAGTTCGGATCGCTACCGCTTCTGAACGATGTGTTCATCGAGGACAATCCGCCGATTTCTCGTGTTGTCGTAGTGCCGAGCGAGAAAGAATTTTTCATGGATGCGTGGTTCGAGTTCCAGTGTGCACGAGCGATGCCCACGTTCTCGGTTCCCGGTCTCGTGGACCATTTTTAATGTACGGGATCTTGATACGGTTGCTGGTGTTGTTTGTCCTGTTGGTTGTGTTTTCGTGCTGGCAGCTGTGGAAAGAGCTGGGCCAACCGAGAGTCCTGGTCGTGGACGACCAGGTCGAGGAGGAAGAAGAACATGTGGGGAGCGATAGCCGGTCAGGCAGCCGGTAGCGCGGCCGGCGGAATTGTCAGCGGCCTCTGGGGCAAGTACCACGCTGACCAGGCGTGGGAGCGCCAGAAGAAGGTTCTGAAGAATCAGATCCGGTGGCGTGTTGGTGACATGAGGGCTGCCGGGTTGAATCCGCTCCTGGCGATCGCGCCAGGTGGCGGTGGCGGAGCCGGTTCGGTTCCGCAAGGCCGTGGCGGAGACGGCGGCCGTTTTGATTATGCCGGGACAATGCAGGCGGTAGCCAGTGCAAAGGAGTTGAACGCGCGCGCGGAGCATGAGTTGGAAGGTGCGGAGCTGAAGTACGCTCAGCGGTACGGGCAGCAGCTGATGAACAAGATGTTGGAAAAGGATTTGATTGTGAAAGATCTCGACGTAACGACAGCGAAGCAGTTGACGGAGTTGTACGGCGAGAATCCGAATTTGCGTAAGGCAATTTCGATTATTCAGGGCGTGAGCCCGGTAGTGAAGAGGAGATGAGATGGAAGATCTACGCGAAGATGTGCCGTTGGTGAGACGGCAGGTGTTGCACCCCGGCGGGGGTGCGGTGAGGACGAAGCAGGCGGATTTGAAAGCGTCGGATATCAACGGGATTGTGTCCCGTTGGTTGAAGACGGGTGTTCCGCCGGAAGGTTCCGGTGTAGCCAGGTACGGCGATTTTCGGAACGCGGACGATTACCTGAGTTGTCTGCTGAGAGTGCAGGAAGCGGAACGAGAGTTTCTCAAGCTGCCGGCGCTGGTGCGCCGGCATGTGGATAACGATCCGGGGAAGTTCCTCGAGATGGTTTTCGACCCGGATCGGAGGCCGGAGCTCGAGGAGCTCGGCCTCGTGGAGGCGCAGGTGCCGCCTCCTGTGGAGCCTCCGGCCGGGGCGCCGGAGGGTCCTGAGACGCCGGACGTCCCGGCGTGAGCACAGTTCTCTACTTGATATGAACTGTGCTGACTGACACCACGGGATTTGGCGTTCTGGTTGCCCGAGGGGTTCCCCCCTCAACACCTCTTGGAGTGGGGAATCCCCCGGGGGATTGACGCCTTGCCGGGTGTCGGTTAGATGTTGTGCCTGGTGATGGAGTGAGGCACTGGAGGTAGTGGCAATGCAACGCAGGCGGATGAGCAAGAAGCGATCGAAGCGGGCCTTTCGGTCCGGTTCGCGTGTGAAGAAGAAGAATTTCCGTGCGCGCCCGATGCGCGGCGGGATCCGTCTCTGATCGTTTATGTGTACCCCCGAAGAGCCCCGGCCTGGTGGTCAGCCAGGTCGGGGTTTTTTTTGGAGTTGATGCATTGCCTTGTTACCGACCGTTGAAGGCGTACAAGAAGCCGGGAGGCGGTATCGCCTTCGATTCCAAGTCTGGATATTGCGACCGACCGATCGAGTTGAGTTGCGGTCAGTGTCGTGGTTGTCGTGTTGCTCGCTCTCGGGAGTGGGCTTTGCGGATTTCGCATGAGGCCCAGCTTCACGAGGAGAATTGTTTTTTGACGTTGACGTATGACGATCGTCACGTTCCTTCGGATGGCTCGTTGGATGTAACTGAGTGGCAGAGGTTCGCAAAGCGATTGCGGAAGCGCTGCGGTCCGTTTCGTTTCTATCATTGTGGTGAGTATGGTGACGCTAATTTTAGGCCCCATTATCACGCTTGTGTGTTTGGTTTAGATTTTTCAGGTGACCGTGAGTTGTTCAGGAGAGGTAACGCTCCGTTGTTTACGAGTGCCACGTTAGGTGAATTATGGCCATCCGGGTTTTCTACGATAGGTGCATTAACGTTCGAGACTGCTGCCTATGTCGCTCGGTATATTGTGAAGAAGGTGACCGGCGACCAGGCCGAGGCGCATTACGGCGGGCGAAAGCCGGAGTATGCGACGATGAGTCGGCGGCCTGGGATTGGTGCAGAGTGGTTAGAACGTTTTCGCTCGGATGTGTACCCGAGCGATCAGGTGGTTTTAGGAGGACGTGTGTTTCGCCCTCCTCGCTTTTATGACGATCGACTCGAAGAGGAGGAGCTGAAGCTTCTGAAGAAGAAGCGTGTTCGGAGCTTGGATAAGGAGAACTGTAGTTTTGAGCGCTTGGCGGTCCGCGAAAAGGTCGCGGAAGCGCGTGCGGCGCTCCAGGTGAGGAGAGTGTGAAATGGATATGACAGTTTTTGGGATCTTGGATATGAAGCTCGGTGCTTTCATGAAGCCGTTTTTCATGCCGAATGACGGTGTTGCCGTGAGAGCGTTTTCGGAGTTCGCAACGGCTGCGGATTCGGAGATTTCGAAGCATCCCGAGGATTATTGTCTTTACGCGTTGGGAAAGTTCAACGCGGAGAAGGGTGTTTTTTACGATCTGGAGCTGCGCTCGCTGTGTTGCGCAGCAGATTTTTCCTAAGGAGGATTGAAGGTGCAGAGGACAGTTGCCAATCGCGGTGGAAATACGCGTGGTCAGTATTCGTTCGCTCAGGTCCCGTCGGTCGGTCTACAGAGGTCCGTGTTCAATCGGAGCTGCGGTCTGAAGACGGGTTTCGATGCGGCGGATTTGGTTCCGATCTTTGCGGATGAGGCTTTGCCGGGTGATACGTTCAAGATGAGAATGCAGATGTTCTGCAGGATGCAACGGCCGGTCGTTCCGTTGATGGATAACATCTTCATGGATGTGTTTTTCTTCGCGGTGCCGATGCGTTTGCTGTGGGACAACTGGGAGAGATTCAACGGTGCGCAGGACGATCCCGGCGACTCGACCGTGTTTTTGTGTCCGCGCTTTACGGCGCACACGCCGGCTGAAGGCTCGTTGTCGGATTACCTGGGTGTGCCGATCGATACGGCAAATGACATTGTGTTCAATAGCTTCTGGCATCGGGCTTACAACCTGATCTGGAATGAGTGGTTCCGGGACGAGAACCTCCAGGATTCCGTCGTCGTCGACAGGGGTGATGGGCCCGATGACATCGCCAATTATGTGGTGCTGAAGCGAGGGAAGCGGCACGATTATTTCACATCGTGCTTGCCCTGGACGCAGAAGGGCGACCAGGTGCTACTGCCGTTGGGTTCGACTGCGGAAGTGGTTTCTGCTGGTACAGGAATTCCGACATTCGATTTTGACGACGTGACGAATTCGGCCTTGGAGGTGAATACCGCCGGGCCAGGCGATGTGCTCGCAGAGACGCAGCCGTCCAATGCCGGTGAGAAGCTGGAGTGGAATACCACATCTCTCGAGGCGGATCTTTCAACGGCGACGGCTGCGGCGATCAATGAGATCAGGCAGGCGTTTCAGGTACAACGCCTTCTCGAACGAGACGCCCGAGGCGGGACGAGGTATACGGAGATCCTACGGTCGCATTTCGGTGTGATCTCCGCAGATCAGCGGCTTCAGAGGCCGGAGTTTCTCGGTGGCGGTTCGTGTCGTGTCCAGATTGCGCCTGTGCCGAGTACGGATGC